ATTGTCAAAATAGTTATAACCAGTTATGAATTATCTAAACTTGACCCAGGAATGGAAAGCATGTATATTGTATCCAAGCTAAGAGCAGCAAGGGTTCCGGTACTAGGTTTGTTTGAATTCAAAGGTGTAGAATATGGTAAGATTGCTTCTTATATCGATCATGAAACTGGAGATAAAATCATTATTTGGGAGGATGTATAATGACTAAAATTACTATTGAAGATAATACCGTCAATAAATCTGACGTTACTTATAGTGTTGGTGATATTATTAATACTAAGGTAGGATACGCTATCCTGGCGCAAGTAGGTAGTTCTAGCGTTCAGTTAATTTCAATTGTTGACGGAAATAGATTTGCTTCACCTATAATTGTTATGAATCTAGATGATATTAACAAAGAAGAGATGCTATCAATTTCAGGAGGTATGTCATTCTCAGATCCTATTAATGAAGTTAAACTAGTTATTAACTAAATAAGGAAGATTAAATATGCGTAAAATGGCTAGCATTCAAAAAGTTCGTGAAATCCTTCCGCATACTAATGCTGATTCTCTTGAACTTGCTATGATTAATGATTGGCAGGTTGTTGTTAAGAAGGGTGAATTCACTAAAGATCAACTTGTGGTTTATTTTGAGATTGATTCATGGATTCCTCACGAGCTTGCACCATTCCTGTCTAAAGGTAATGAACCTAAGATTTATGAAGGTATTAGTGGGGAACGACTTCGCAGTATTAAACTGCGTAAAGAACTCAGCCAGGGGATGATTCTACCACTCAATGCTGATATTCTATTTAGAATTAATTATTGGGTTACTTTTAATATTGGTTTGAATGAGCAATTATTTGAAGGAATGGACGTAACAGAAGCTCTGAATGTTGTAAAGTGGGAACCATCTATTCCTGCTTGTCTTCGTGGTAAAATCAAGGGTAACTTCCCTACTGAAATCCCTAAGACAGATCAAGAACGGATTCAGAATCTTTCTAAGCATTTTGCTAAAATTAAAACTAAGACATGGGAAATCACTGAAAAACTTCATGGTTCAAGCTGCACATTTTATCTTGATATGCAAGATAATTTTCATGTATGCTCTCGTAATCTAGATCTTCAGTTTGAAGAGAATAACGCTTACTGGAAAGCTGCAGTGATGTATAATGTTGAGCAGAAGGTGAGAGACCAGGGATTGGAAGGTTATGCTATCCAAGGGGAACTTATTGGTGAAGGTATTAATGGTAATCAGTATGGAATTAAGGGGGTTGACTTCTATGTATTTGATGTACATTCTGTAAATGATAGTAGGTATCTGACTCCTAAAGAACGGTACAATGTTGTTGAAGTGCTTAGACTGAAGCATGTTCCTATTATTTCAAGGAATCAAGTTATTCAAGTTGAAACTATTCAAGATCTTCTAAAGATGGTTGAAGGAGAAAAATCCGAGATCAATGGAAGTAATATTGAAGGGTGGGTGTTCAAGACTGAAGATGTGTGTTATGATAATCGTGACGTAACTTCTTTTAAGGTAATTTCTAATACTTGGTTACTTAAAAATGAATAAATATCCTACTGACAACGAAGATCTGGTTATTTGGCCAGATAATACTTGGTGTTTTGCAGAAGAATTGGATGATTATTCTTGGAAGTCCGATGACTATGTTGTAATTTCAGTAGAACATGAGAAGTATGCATATTTTATTGATTGTAAAAACCTATACGATGAATTTATGGAAGAATTTTACAATACAACTGAGGAGAAATTATGATCAATGAGGGTTATTGGTGAGTATATTGAATAAAAGTATCGAAAACGGGGAACTTCTATACCATACTGAATGTATTTCTTGTCCGAGTAGCGATGCTATGGCAGTATATAAAAAAGTATCCGAAGAAGGGGAAGAAACTTTTGATGCATTCTGTTGGAGTTGTCATAAGTATTTTTCTCATGAAAAAGTTCAAGAACATGGTGTAAAAGAAGTAGAAACAAAATCTAAACGAAAGGAAATAAAGTTGGATTTTTCTGATATTCAAGCATTGCCGAAACGAGGATGGAAGAGTCGAGGTATCGGTCGTCAAACTTCGGCTAAATATGGAGTCCATACATTGCTAGATGAATCGTTAGAAGTTATCGACCGCTATTACCCTTCTACTTGTGATAGAAAGATTGTCGGGTACAAAAAGCGTACATCTAATAAGGAATTTACGGCTATCGGTTCATGTAAAGCTACAAATGAATTGTTTGGTCAATCTGTATTTGAAGCTGGTCAAAAGTATCTAGTTATTACCACAGGTGAAGAGGATGCTATGGCTTTTGCTGAAGTTCTTCACACTGGTAAAGAGGATGGTACGGAATATTGGACTCCATGTGTTTCCGTTATTTGTGGCGATGGTAGTATTATTAAGCAGTTCAAAGCTAATTTTGAATACATTTCGTCTTTTTCTAAGGTTGTGCTTGCATTTGATGGAGACGAATCCGGTCAGCGCTATCTTGAAGAAGCTGCACGGTTACTATCTCCGGGTAAAGTGTTTATTGCAAAGTTTCCACAAGGATATAAAGATGCTTGCGATCTACTGAAAGCAGGTAAAGTATCAGAACTAAAGCAAATCTTCTGGAAGGCTGTACCTTTCAGTCGAGTAGATGTGCTTCATCTAGAGCAACTGTGGGATGATTTTGAAGCTGAAGATAACAATGTAAAGATTCCTTTTCCTTCTGCATGGAGTCATCTAAATGAAATGATGAATGGTGGTATGGAGAAAGGTGAAATCACGGTAATAGGCGCATTGACGTCAATTGGTAAATCCAGTGTTGTAAATAACATTGTATATAACTTGATCGAAAACACAACGTTCAAAGTTGGAGCAATGTATCTTGAAGGTACTAAACGAGAAGTAGTCCGTGATTTGCTTTCATTAGATGCAGGTATTAATCTTCGTACTGTAGATCGTTCTACTATTAACATTAAAGAACTAAAGCAACAATTCTTTGAAGGTTTAGCTAAAAAGAATCAATTTGTCTATGTAGATCACCAGGGTAGTATCGGCACTGATGAAATCTTTGATAAATTAAACTATCTAGCTAAAGCAGAAGGTTGTGATGTTATTATCATTGATCCTATCCAAGCGGGTGTCAATAGTAGTGACAATGGCGCAATTATTCAATTCATGGATACCCTTCTAAAGTTTGCTAAAGAGACAGATACTTGTGTATGTGCAATTAGCCACATGAAAAAGCCTTCTGAAGATAACCCTCACTCTGTTACGGAGTATCAGTTGTTAGGTTCATCGTCGATTAATCAAATTGCATTTAATACGATTCTAATTTCTAGAGATAAACTTAATGAAGATCCTATTAAAAAGTCAGCTACTAGAATTCAACTTGTAAAATGCAGACGCACGGGTAATACAGGAGAAGCAGGATGGTTGCGTTATGACCACAGTACAACTCATTTATTTGCTACAGCTAATCCTTATCTAGATCAACCAGAGACAGCAGAAGAGGTGGAAAGTATGAAAGAACAAACTAAACAAGTAGTTGACTTCTGATCCAAAGCCGGGTAAAATCCCGGCTTATTTCATTGCTAATATGGAGCGGTTATGACATGGTTTAAAACAGATTTCATCTATGATTTGGAATGCTACCCTAATATCTTTACTGCTTGCTTTGTGTATGCAAACGGAAAAGGTCTTCGTGTATTTGAAATTAGCGACAGAAAAAATGAAAGTGAACAAATACTCGAATTTTTAAGGAAAGTAAAAGCTGGAGGTTATCGTCTTGTTGCGTTTAATAATGTAAACTTCGATTATCCTCTTTTGCATTATATGCTGGAAAAAGCCCGCAAAGCATTTAAAGAAGAAAAATCTGTAACATATACAGCTAAAGAATTATATAAAGTTGGTATGGATTTAATCAATACCATGAAAGATGATCGTTTTGGTAAATCTATCAAGGAGTCTGATGTAATCATTCCACAAGTGGATCTATTTTTGATTCACCATTTTAACAACCGCGCACGTTCTACATCACTCAAAATGCTTGAATTTAATATGCGCAGTAAAAACATCGAAGACCTTCCGTTTCCTGTTGGTACTGTACTTGATGATAATCAGAAAGATATTCTGATTAAATACAATAAGCACGATGTTATGGAAACTCTGAAGTTTTACTGTCATTCATACGACGCATTGAAACTCCGCGAAGAACTTTCTGGAGTATTCGGATTTGATTGCACAAATTACAATGACGGTAAGATTGGTAAGCAACTATTTATTACCAGTCTTGAAAAAGAAAAACCAGGGAGTTGTTATATTCAAACAGAGCGAGGTCGTAAGATCAATCAGACGAAGCGTAATAAAATTAAAATTAAAGACTGTATCATACCTTATGTAAAGTTCAACCGTCCTGAATTTCAAGCTCTACTCACTTGGTTTCAGAATCGAGTCATCAGTGAGACTAAAGGTGTATTCTCTGATATTGATGAATCTGAACTTGGGGAACTTGCTAAGTATTGCGAAATGGTGACCAAGCAAAAGAAATTCAAACAAAAACCGGAGCAACATGACATTGATGACTTTCTAAACGAACACCCTCTAGGTTGGATTAAGGAGGAAGAATTAAAAGCTACAGAATGGGTATTTGATGAAGATGGAAATCATATTATGTATCAACCCGTAAATAAATTTGGAGAACCTGTAGGTAAATTAAAGAAACAACGCAAACAGAAAGTATCGTATTATGGTTGCTGGCGTGAAGCCGAAGGGTTGAACGTAGTTATAAATGGAGTACGTTATGACTACGGCCAAGGTGGTTTGCACGCTGCCGTTAAAGGAATCCATCGTTCAGATGATACGAAAGTCATTAAAACTTTTGATGTTGCAAGTTTCTACCCCAACTTATCAATTAAAAATAATATTGCACCGGAGCATTTAGGTAAGACGTTTTGCAAGGTTTATTCTGATTTGTATGATATGCGTAAATCGGCACCAAAAGGTTCTGCTATGAATGCTGCCCTTAAGTTGGCACTCAACTCAAGTTTCGGTGACAGCGGTAACGAGTACAGCCCTCTGTACGATCCACAGTACACAATGTCAATTACTTGTTCTGGTCAAATGCTACTTACAATGTTAATCGAGTCGGTAATTGAAAGGTGTAATGCTAGTATTCTGATGGCTAATACCGATGGTTTTGAATTCATGGTTCAACGAGATAAACTAGACATTATTGATAAGTGTATATCGGAATGGGAAGAACTTACTAAGCTGACAATGGAAGGCGATAACTACGAAGTCATGTTTATTAATAATGTAAATAACTACATAAGTAAAACGGAATCGGGAAAGGTAAAACTCAAAGGTGCTTATGAGTATAACGAATACACGAAGCACGGATGGCATAAGAACCACTCGGCAATGGTAATTGCTAAGGCAGTTGAAGCTGAACTTATTCATGAAATTGACCATGAGGAATTTATTCGACTGCACGAAGATAAGTTTGATTTCCTATTGAGAACAAAAGTCAATCGTTCGTCTAGTCTAGTTCTTGTGATTGATGGAGAAGATGTTAAGCAGCAGAATATTTGCCGATACTACCCAAGCAAAATTGGTGGTAAACTTGTAAAGTTAATGCCACCTCTTGTTGAAGGAGGTGATATTCGTAGGCTTGGAATTGACACTGACTGGAATGTAAAAACTTGTAATGACATTGATGATTTCGATTGGAAAGATTTAGATTATAGTTATTACATTATCGAAGCTAAGAAACTGATTGATGCTGTTTCTAATGATGTAGAGTAAACTGTTGACAAAGTTTTAAATATCAACTACTCTACAAAACCGATAAACTAACAGCCCGTTAAATCGGGCTTTACTTGGAGGTATTATGCAAAATCTAAAAGGTCATGTTAAAATCAATAGTATTAGCAAATTCATTGACCAACTGCAAAATTGTCGGCTACGTTGTGTTGAATCCATTAGTTATGTTGAAAGTAAGTTTAACTCTTGGAGTAGAGATAATTATACCAAGCGTATGTTCTTGAAAGATCGCACAGAAGAAGAATCCAGGATTGCTGCACTATCTGACAAATATGTAGAAGAAGTATGGAATTATTACGAGGATATTTCTTATCTCAAAAAGAAGAAGAGGAACCTTGACAAACTACTTGAAATTGCAGTAAACTGCTTGACTCAAGGTAATGAACTTAACCTGAGTTTTGAAGACTATTATATGGTGCTTGAATGACAGCAATTATTACTACCATTATGCTCTTGCAAATTACAAGCATGATTCTTATTGTATATGTATTCTTTATAGAATACTCAAAATCTGGAATTATTACACTAGAAAATTTAGTCATATTTTGTGTAAGATTACTTCCAATTGTGAGTATTATTTCTGCTATTGCATTTTGTGCAGATATTTTAAATAGAAACAGTGATGTGGTAATTTATAAACGAAAGGAAAAGAAATGAACTATGAAAATAAGAAGGTTTTTGTTGTTGATAACAAAGATTGGTATGCTGTAGTTGCATTCTGTCTTCATACGAAAATTAACATCGAACTGATTGACACTGCAGCCGAAGCTTCCAATCTTTATAACTCCCTTGAAACTAGAGAGGATTGGGAATCATCTAACGAGTGGGAATCGTCTGTTCAAGACTGTTAATCTAAATATAAGGATATTTAAATGAAAAATAATACTGGTCGTTCTATGCACTGTGTCACTTTTACAGACTCTGAAATTTCTACGCTGAAGCATATGCTTACTGAACATCTTCGAGAAATCAATGAAATTGAAACTGAAATTAAAAAGGAAGAAAATGAGCTGTGGGCTAATTGTGATCCATCTTCTGGTGATTTCAAATCTGCAGTTTCATTTATGACATTGAATGTATTTCGCACTGCTAAACGAGAAGTTCAAAAACGCAAGAAGAAAGTGGAATCTATCCAAAAAGCTTTGCGCACTTCGCTGAATATTCCTGTATAATAAATGGAAGAGTCTGCAGAAGAACTTAATACGTACTATATTGGTTTTCGTAGGAAGTCAGAACCAACGAAAGTGCGTATTATAAAACTTGACACTGAACTGGAATTTAACTATAATCAGTTTGCTTATTTAGTTAAACAAGAAATCTCTGACGCTAATCCAATACTCGTTAGAGTAAAGTAACTATAAGGAATATCATGAATGAATTAATTTTTATTGCGCCATACCTATTTTCAATCTTTCCTATTATTGAAGAGTATATTATTCAAGGAGTTCATGAAGTTATTTCTTCATTTCTGGAGAACGAATAATGCTTAAATATAAAGAAGGTGATCTTCTAGCTAACGTAAAAGACCCTAACGTCTTTATTGCACACGGATGTAATTGCCAAGGTGTGATGGGATCTGGATTTGCTTTACAGGTTAAAAACCTGTATCCTAAAGCTTATGAACAGTATAAAAGTTTTTATGAGCAAGGGATGCTACAACTAGGTTCTATTTCATTTGTAAGACAAACTCCTGATTCTCCTTGTATTGTCAATATGCAAACTCAACAAGATTATGGTAGAAGTTGTATTTACGTAGATTATGATGCACTACGAACTTGTTTTAGAGAATTTTCAATTCTAAATATTAATAAGCAAGATTTGCATATTCCTAAGATTGGAGCTGGACTTGCTGGAGGTACTTGGGATGTAATTGCTAAAATCATTGATGAAGAGTGCAAAGGTTTTGATGTTTATGTTTGGATTTATAAATAATTAGATTGAAAGGAAATAATATGAAATACAATTTTAAACGTGGCGATCAAGTTGAAATCTACCGTACTCCTGTAGATGGTCTTGGAGTTGGAGTTTCTGAACTTCCTCCTGTTGGAAGTAAAGGTGTTGTTGATCAAGTTGAAATCTACCGTACTCCTGTAGATGAAAAATCATATCCTTACGTTTATATTGACTTTAAAATCAACAATCGTACAGTAAATTGGGCTCTACCTTGTTCTTGCCTGAAGAGAGTGCCTGAAGAGAGTGCCTGACTTTAAGATTACTAAAGTTTCTGCTATGGTTGATTGGCTTGGTCCTGGTTGTACTTCTAAGGACGGTGATAAATATTGTTATTATTTTAGTAAGGACTGTGTAAAAAATAATGTATTTCCTGGTTGCTCTGAAGAAAGTATTGTCTATTTGAAAGTAGTAAATGAAACCTGAAGTTGGTTTTACCTATGAAGACGATCAAGGTAGAGTTGTTAAAATTATAAAGAAAGTAAAAACCTGTTGTTCTCCTGAGTTCTTTCATGGCGAAGTCATTGTAGATGGACAACTGAATGTTTTTGCATATGATCAGGAAGGTTGTATGTTAAACTTTCAGTTTGTTCAGCAAAAGCAAGGTAGGTTAATTAAGGAGATTCATTAATGGCTAAAGTAATTGGTTTTGATGAAAGTATCCTCAAGAAATTTATTTGCTATTCTTGTGGAGCTATTGTACAGTATTCACCTAATGAAGATAAATTTACAAAAAATACGGATGAAGGAACCTCTATCAAAGGATTACATTGTCCTAATTGTGGATCTTTTCATCGCACCAATCCATAAGGAGATTTAAACATAACCCGCATAAATGTAGTTCCAGTAGAAGAACTGCACTATAGTCATCTTGTAGCAGAATATAGAGAACTCCCTAGAGTATTTACTTTAGCACGCAATGCTCAACGAGATATTCTAGGTGGTAGAAAGAAACTTCCCACAGAGTGGACGCTTGGTACTGGTCATGTTATGTTTTATTTTGATAAGCTGAAATATTGTTCTAATCGATATGAACAACTCGTCAAAGAAATGCAGAACCGCAATTATAATCCTAACCCAATTGCTACTTAAAAATTATATTCCAACAGAAGAAGCTATTAAAGAAAATAGAAACAGGATTTCACTAAGGCTTAAAAAAGCTGCTCAACGTAAAGGATAAACTGATGCAAACTTTGTATTTGATTCGTGGTCTTCCTGGATCTGGAAAAACTACACTTGCTTATAACATGTGTAATGGACGCTCCGATATAGCTGTTGTAGAAGCAGATCACTATTTTATCGACAAGAATGCTAATTATATCTTCAATAGTTCAAAACTACATCAAGCCCACAAGCGTTGTCAAAATGATGTTATTATCTACCTGATGAGGGGTTTTGATGTAATTGTATCTAACACAAGTACAACTGAGAAAGAAGTCAAGATTTATCAAGATCTTGCTACAGAGTTTAATGCTAAGTTTGTTAGCTTGATTGTTGAGAATAGACATGGTAATATGAACATTCATAATGTTTCTCCTGAAAAGATTGAACAGATGAAAAACCGCTTTTCCATTAAACTTTGAGGTAATTATGTATATTACAGATATTGTTAATAAAATGACAGAAGAACAACTTAATGAAATTATTCTTAACTATAAAACTCTACAGCAAGACGGCGTATTAGGAGATTGTTATCTCAGACAACAGGCAAATGAGTATAATAAGAATAATGGATTAGGTAGATTAAGTATTAGCATGCTTATGGGAGATTTCTATACTAGTGTATTAGAACGATTCTACGTTGACTATATTTGCAGTAAATAATTAATCAAATTAAAGGACAAATCATGTATTATCGTTTCTTCTCATTCTATGAAGCTAGAAAATTTATTGACAAAGTAGGTGGTAAGCTAGTAAGATGGGCTTATACTCAACAGAAAAAGAACACTACAGAATATACGGTGTTTGTACCTAAATTTTAAACATGAGGATTTATAATGCAAATTCCAACCTTTAAAGATCAACTACAGCTTGTAGACCTAGGTCTTGCGCGGGTAAGTAAAAATGAAAATCTTTGGACTTTTAAGTATAAATCCGATGTTATGTATAAGAACAAATGGAAAGAATCTGAATTTTTGATGGAATGTAGAGGTCATACTTATGACGCAACTACTGGAGAACTCAAAGTTCTTCCTTTCCGTAAGTCTTTTAACTACGGTGAAAATGGTTGGTGGGAAGATGTAGATTTGAATACTCCTGTTGTAATGTATAAAAAATATAATGGATTCATGGCTGCTGTTTCTGATGGTATTGTAAGTACTACTGGCACAACTAACTCTGAATTTGTCAGTATGGCTAAAGAATATATTCCTATTACGAATGTATCTCACCTTACTTTTCTTTATGAAGTTAGTCATCCACTAGATTATCATATCGTAGAAGAAGATATTGGAGCAAAGTGCTTGGGTTATAGATCACACCATTATGGTAATTTTTATCCTGTTGGTGATCATATAACCTGTACTCTGAAGCAAGCTCTAGATATTGCAAAGTATGATAGAGGTGAAGGTTATATGCTGTATATGGCTGACAATTCTACGCTTGGAATTAATACTGAATACTTTTGTAAAGTAAAATCTGATAGGTATCGTGCTCGTAAAGCATTAATTCGTATGAGCGATACTAAAGCGAAGATTCTTTTCTCTTCTACCTCTAGCTCTAGAGAATTTGTAGCAAAGAATAACCTTCCTCATCTTTTTAGAACTTACGCTTACCTTGTGGATGCTAGTTTTATTGCCGAAGAATGGATTGCCTTGACAGCTAAACAAAGGTTTGATATTCTTACCGAACTTGAACAACGAAGGGGTTTTTAATGAACTTTTATACCTCAGATTTGCATTTCTTTCATAAGAATATCTGCAAGATGACAGATCGACATTTGGTTACCTGCCAAGAAGATCATACTGAATGGCTTATTAATTTATGGAATAAGCAAGTAATGGAAGGGGATTGTGTTTATGTTCTTGGTGATGTTAGTTTCGGTAACATTGATATCACTAGGGATGTTCTTGTTAAACTTAATGGTAATATTATTGTAATAAAAGGAAACCACGATAAATACAAAGATCTTACTCAGTTTAAGTTTGAGCAACTTATATTTGATTTTCATGATTACCTTGAAATTAAAATCCAAGGTGTAAAAACTTGCATGAGTCATTATCCTATGGTATCTTGGAATAGTAGTCATTGGGGATCTTACATGCTGCACGCTCATTCACATGGTCACTACACACCGGAGCATGGTAAAATTATTGACGTAGGTTTGGACAGTGCATATAATATCTTCGGTAAGCATAAATTGCTGACTGAGCAAGATATTATTAATTATATGAATACTAGATCTATTCTCAATAGTAGTCATCATAAGGAAAATAATGCTTAAAATTATAGTGTAGTAAAATATGTAGAGGAAGATACAGATTAAATCTGAAGCAGAATACTTATTTATAGAAACCACGAGGACATAAAATGTACTATCGATTCAATACTTATCTTGAATACAAAAAGTTTATATCTGAATTTACTGACAAAAATAATATTCCGAAGTTGGTATGTTGGCCTTATCAATGCTTTGGTAATAAGTACGTTGTCTTTGTTAAGAAGGAGTTTTAATGACATATATAGTAAATAAACCAAGTGATGAAGTTTTATGTGCTATTGATAGAGTGTTAACTGAAGTAATGGATATTGCTGTTTTAAATGGAGCTAATAGCATTTCAATGCCAGATGATTATGTTTTAATTGCAGCATGGCTTTGTGGTATTGAATAAAACCCTTAAGAAGGAGTTTTAATTATGAAATCTAAAGTTGAAGAATTATTTGAAAAGCTTGCTTTATCAGCAGGAAGTAATATTAAATGGAAAGATCTTCATCCTATTGCTCAACAACAAATTTGTGAAGCTATTAATGCTATTCGTAATATTGTAAATACAGGGAGTATTTAATGCAAGAAAGTATTAACCAAGTTAAAGTAATTCAAGATAGCCTTTCTCCTACTGGAGATCGTCTAGTGACCTTTGAGATTGAAACCTACCGCTATATTTGGGCAGAGGTTATGACACATAAGATGTTGTCTAAGAATGCTCAAAGTAGTCGTGCTGTTCCTTCTAGGAATATCCTTGAAGTTAATAAAGATTTTGTGCGACCGATTATTCTAGGTAAGAATAAGGCTGGTATGTCTTCTGCTGAAGTATTTACTGATGAGCTAGAGATTTCTAGGATTAATAAGGTATGGGATTCTGCTGCTAATTATACATTTGCCGCTAGTGAGAGTTTGAGTAAACTAGGCTTACACAAACAATGGACTAATCGTATTACTGAACCTTTTAGTAAAATTAAAGCTGTAATTTCAGGGACAGAATGGGTTAACTTCTTTTGGCTTCGAGATGATCCCGAAGCGGCCCAACCCGAGATTGTTGATCTTGCAAGGAAAATGAAGAAGGCTATGGAAGAGTATATTCCTCTGCAACTTAAAGCTGGAGAATTACACGTTCCTTATGTGAAGCGTATTACAGGAGATAGTGTCCACGATGAAATGTTATATTGTATTCCCGGCGGTGATATTTTATCTGAAGTAGAGGCTTTGCGTATTTCTGCGAGCTGTTGCTGTCAGGTTTCTTATCGAAAATTAGATGATAGTTTTGATAAGGCTATGGAAATTTGGGATAAACTCTTTGATGGTCCTAAGCCTCATATGAGTCCCACAGAACACCAAGCAATTGCACTCCCTAATAAGAAAGCTGGTATTATTCAACGAATCTTTCCTGGTACTCTTCCTGAAGGTGTGTCTCATATAGATAGAGATGCTGATCTTTGGTCTGGTAACTTTAAAGGATTTATCCAACACCGTAAAATTATTGAAAATAAACTAAAGTAAAGGATAAAATATGGCTAAAATCAATGCAAGTGAAGTTCCTGGTATGATTCAAGATCGTCTCGACTCTCATTATCATCTCTATGAAATTAAAGATATTATTACCGGACTTTCCCAACTAATTTATGATAGCATTACTCAAGGTTATGAAATCAAAGTTCAAGGTGTAGGTACTTTTCGACCAAAGGCCAGTGTAGAACGGCAGTTTAAGTCAGGTATTACAGGTCAAGTCTTTACTAAAAAGACTAACAAAGGTATCATATTTAAACCTGATCTTGGACTTATTGAAGAAATTAATAAGGAAGTTCTTGACGCTTAACTGAGCAAAAGGTAAGATAACTTCCGTTGTCTTACCTAACTTACCGGAGATAATTATGAATGATGCACAGCAGACGGATATTTTGCTTCAAGAACATCTCGCATTGGAAGAACAGATTAATTTATGGTATTCTTCTACTAATAACGAACTACAAAAACTTGCTAAATATATTGAACGTAAGCTTGATATTATCAAAGAAGAGGAATACAACGAAGGTTATAGTAATGGCCTACATGAGAGCTAAATATGAAGTATAAAATTATTCGTAGCAATATCGAAAAGACTAAATTTTCAATTACTGAAAATAGCAAAGTAATTCTCCCATTGCTTACATACGAACAAGCTGTTATTATCCTAAAAAGTCTTTCTGGAGCCAATGATGAAAGTAAATCCTAATGAAGCACCTGAAGGTTATATTGCAATCGAGACGGCTAGTTGTGACGGTTGCGCACTAGATGCAGCAGAACATAACAAACTTTGTTATCAAGCAGATTGTTTGCCAGGAAACAGGCACGATACTTGTAGTGTGATCTTTATTAAGAAATCCCCTGAATTTATGCCACAACATACTGATGGTCCTAATTTTCAGAATGAATTACTTAAATTAATTGCATCTAATTGTGGTTTCATAATCAACAATATGAACATGCAAGAAAATATTAAAGAAATAGAATTCTTTGCTTCTAAAGTATTTGAAGCTGGTGTAGAATTTGGTAAACAAGCAAACAAGGAAATTCACTAATGAAAATGAAGTTGATGCAAACTGCTGATCTTGACTCCCTTTATGATGAAGATGATTGTTATGGAGGTTTCGTTCCTAAGCAAAAGAAGCAGGTAGAATCTGATATTCGACCTATCCGAGATAACAAGAAGCGAGATAGGTCTAAACTTCGAGAAGCAAAGCGTAGTTGGGATAAGATTGAAAATTCTTGATTAGGAGAAATGTTAAATGGTTGAATACCTAACAGTTATTTATGGAGTATCTATTACTTTAAGCCTAATTATGTTGATTTATGACGATATTAAAACTTCAGTACTCTTCCGTGTTAGTGACTTAATTAGAGATATATTTATTTCTCTTATTCCTGGGGTTAATACATATATAGTAATAGATTGGGTTTATATGACTATTACAAATCTAAATATTCTTGATACTGTAATTTATAAACGAAAGGAGTAAGTATTTGAAAGTGCTGATATACTGCACTTCATGCATAGTTAAATTAATAGCAATTATGATCCTCTGTTGTGCTCTTTGGGTAAAACCTCTGAATGCAACAGAGGATTTTTTTATGAATAGTTTTGAAAATAATTCTGAATTATCCAAAAATCCTCCCAAAGTATTTGACACGAAGGAGTATAATTGCTTAAAATCTATATTATGGCATGAAGCTAGAAACCAAGGGGAACGTGGAATAAAGGGTGTTCTTTCTGTTGTTATTAATAGGAAAAATCATCCTGCATATCCAAGAACATACTGTCAGATTGAGAATCAACCCAAGCAGTTTTCTTACGTAAAACAAGGTAGAAAACCTGACATTAAACCTAAACCTACTGAAGAAAAAATTCTTGAACAAATCTCAGAATTAGCATACAATGCAGTTAGTGGTTCTTTCCGACCAATATTTCCAAGTAATATCTTGCACTACGCAAGGAAGGAAATCAAAAATAGCTGGACTAAACAGAAGAAAGAATATACAATAATTCAAGATCATGTGTTCTACCAAACAAAAGGAAGGATTTAGAAATGAAAGTTAAATTTGACATGACAGAGCATAACTGGTCTTCTGCTGTTGTTGCAGCTAACGAGAATATTGAAGTCGTAGAGGAAAATACAGAGCACTTCATTATTCATTATCGTAGAGCTAAGGACTTTTATTCCGCTCAAAATCGTTTTGATTTGTACGTTAGTTACAATATTATCAAGGACTAATCATGACTGATAAAACTAGTAATGAAGATATTGTTGAACTTCTAGATGACGTTGTTAATTTGCTTGCTAATTATAAATTGCTTCAACGCAGAAATAAAGACAGAATTGGTTCTGTCCTAACTGATAAGCTAATTGAAGAAGTAAAATCTCAGATTGAAACGCTCGGATACAATCCTAAAACTCTACATAAACTTGCGGACTAATCATGACTGATAAGACTAACTATGACCTCTCTACCTTCAGCAAAGAAGGTAAGATTGAAGATATTAAAGTAGGTACTAAAATCTGGTACATGCATGATACTAACATTGATCAGGCTACAGTCACTTATATTAATTCTGATGAAGATTATATAGATGCTTTTTGGGAAAGAGCTTACGGTTGTTCAACTGTATTTTATAATAGTTTCAATAAGGATTGGGGTATTATTGTGGAAAAGCGAAATAAACACAAGAACTATGATGTAATCGTTCATTGGGCAAATGGTGGTGAGATTCAAACTAAATCAGGTGATAGGGAATATAAAGATTGGGTGCCAGTGTTCGGATTTAAGCAAAGTCCAAACTTTGATAATGATAGTATTGAATTTAGGATTAAACCCAAAACTGAAATCAAGACATATCGCCTTGCTCTTCTTAAAAATAATGAACTTAAAGTTTTTGAGAATGAACCTAGCCTTGATGATGCTTTTGGAGAGAATGCATTCCTTCGTTGGATTGACTCTAGCTGGAAGCATATTGAAGTAGAAATTACTTGACAACAGACATGGTTGTAATCTAAGATAACTCATGTACTTAAACAACGAAAGGAAACCAAAATGAAATTCTCCGAAATCCAAACCCTGTCTGAAAAGTTTATTGCAGATAACAACCTAAATAGTGAAGATGTAGCTGAGTTTGTTATGAAGCTAACTGGCAAGAATATCCTTGAAAATCCTGTCCGTAAAGGACGAGAAGTCTCTGCTGAAACGCTAGAACGCATCCAAAAAATTCAAGATGCAATTAATGTTCTAGAAGATACTGCTGAGTTCACAGTTTTGCAATTGTCCGAACTGACTGGATTTGATAAGAGCAAGATTCAATATGCTTTTACTCAACTTCAAGAAAAAGGTATCATTTTTATTGCAGGAAAACTTGAAGTTCCTGGTGCTCGGGGTAAGAAGCCTAATCTTTATTCTAAAGTTCTCTGAAGGAGTAAATTATATGTTTAAGTCTAATGATTATTATAACTTTGAAGATTTTAAGGTTGGATCTGCTGTTGTATGCTACTACCAAAATAAAAAGTATGTAGGTATTATTACTCATAGGGGAGAATATTATCTACATATCTTCTGGGAAGGTGATGATTCTGTTTCTGAACATAGCAAATATCACTTTGATTCTGGATGTAAATCCTTTGCTCTCCTTGAGGATTGGAAGAAGTATAAAGAACAAATGAAAGATGATTGGTAATAATATTGGCCTGATTAATTTCAGGCTTATATTAGAAATAACTACAAATTTTAGGAGATTTATAATGACTTCCGTAATCGCTTGGTTTCTGATTGCTCTTAGTGGTACTACTTTGGTTTATAGTCCGGCTTTCCCTACGGAACAAGCCTGCAAGGAATTTGCTTCTAACTTCAATAATACAGCAGCAACAAAAATGGCTTGCCTTTCTGCTGAAATTCTAGTACCATCTGCACTTAACCAATCAGTTCCTAAAGGAAAGTAAATGAAAAATATGCTTGCTATTGCTTATCAACTTGCTGCAGAATCTTTTGTTAATAAAGTTGATAAGCAAGGTCGTCCGTACTTTGAGCATTGTCTGCAGGTTATGCAGAATTTGAATACAGAAGATGATGAATTGAAGCAAATTGCTTTGTTGCATGATTACTTGGAAGATATTCATACTGAAAACATTATTGGTGGAATTAAAATTCTAAGAGAAATAGGATTTTCAAGTAGGGTAATTACAGGTATTATTGCAATGACCCGTCTTCAGCATGAAGAATACGAAGAATATATTGACGCCATAAAAGGACATAAAGATGCTGTACGTGTTAAGATTGCAGACCTGAAGCATAATTCAGATATTACTCGTCTAAAAGGCTTACGAGAGAAAGATATTGAGCGTATGATTAAATATCACGAAACCTACATTGATCTTACTAAGTATATTAAGGAGATGAAAAATGATTGAGGATAAGAGTAAAACATTTGATCGTAACGGTAAAGAAATTAAAGTTGGTACAAATTTAAAGCGAGTTGAGGATGTTTCTGATTTTTATTCAGAGTTAGGAACTGATTTAGTTAAAGTTATATCAATTCCAAATGAAGATACAGTTATGGTAGAAGGGTGTTATTATAGGTGGAAGGCTTGCAATTTTGTAATTGCAGAAGGTAAAGAATATCGCCTTGCATCCTTCTCAGAAGATACTCCTATTATCATTGCTTGCAATTCCAGAGAATTTGAAGTAGAATTTGAAAAATCAGTAGGATTTACCGGATGGGTTACGGAGTGGATGGGATGGTAAAAAGTTTTATCTTTGAAGGGGCAATTAAACCCATTTTAACTTTCATAGGAGATAATCATGAAAATGTATATTGCCGTATTAGATGAATTCCCGGACTACATGACGCCCACGCTCGTTGGACATTCCGTTTTGGGTGCTCACCTTGAATTTCAACATGATACCCATTATCAAGAATGGTTAGAGAAGTCTTTTAAGAAGTGTGTCGTTAGAGTAAACGAAAAAGAATTTTATAAAATTTCTCAGTTGGATAGAGTTTACCTGGGGCATGAGAATAATACTCTACATGGCGCACCTGCGTGTGCAGTTGTATGCCCGCGTAAAGATAATCCTAATGTTCTTCGTTTTGCTAAACTATGGTCTCCAATAATTGATGTTGACACTAACTAAAATTCTGCATAATAAGAAATTCTAGGTTTAATTTTCATAAACGTCGAATATTTTGGCAACATTTCCAAATATTTACAGGAATTTTGGAGGAATTTTGGAGGAATTTTGGAGGAATTTTGGAGGAATTTTGAAATATTATGAAGAAATCTAAGAAAATATCCAGAATTCCTGTAATAAAACCTATTAATAGAACTCCAATTCCTTGCAAGAAAGAGCATGTAATCAAGAAGAAAGTTATTGACAGGAAGAGGAAACATAAGGATGATGTAGGTATTGAATAAATTTACGAAGGATAAATAATGTATACTAATTTTCATATTATTGCTAAACGAGATATATTCGTAGTAAACACTGGTTGTTTTGAAGTTCAAGAAATAAATTGTAATTTT